CTGAGGGTTCGCTGCCTCGGTGGGGCAGTCTGCGGGTAAGCCTGGGTTGGCGGGCGACTTCGAGATTCTAGCCCCGTCCGAGGGTGTCCCATGCGCGGGCTGGCCGCGCTGACCTAGCGGTCGTTAAATTCGCGTCTGGTAGATGCAGTCTCCGTGGTTCATTTCGACCCCCCTAAGATGGGGCATGGGCCCGGAGAAATCAAGCCCCGCTTACATTTAATTTGGGGAAAACCAAATTGACAGTAGAATCAAGAGCATGCTAAAGGCCTGCTTGAAAATGCGGTAGTGAGTGAGCTCACTTGACCTTGGTTAAGGGCTCTTAAATGTGTAGGCACAAGGAGTTAATCTAAATGCCCGCGAAACGACGTCCCCGAGCTTCATGGCGTTGGCGAAGCCTCGACGACCTCGACCCCGGTCTGCGACTGGCAGTCGAAAAAGCCGGCTCGATGACCAAGCTAGCGCAGCTGATCGGCATTGCGCCGCAAGCGATCGCGCAGTGGGACATCGTCCCGATCAATCGAGTGCTGGAGATCGAAGCGGCAACCGGCGTCGATCGCGAACGCCTACGTCCTGATATGTTCAAGCGTCGCAAACGCGCCAGCTGAAGTTCAGCTTGTCTTTTTTCTGAATAAACCTATTCTGGATTTCGTCCAGGCCGCCAGGATTCACAGATGGCGGCACCAGAATAGGAGATCGCGCTATGTTGAGCGCACAGGATGCTGCTGTCATCAAGGGCATGCTGGCTCGTGGTGACAAGCAGCACGATATCGCTGCGTATTTCGGACAGAATGGTGCTCGCGTCAACGAGATCAAGAAAGGGGAAAAATTCCCTGAAGTAAAAGCGGCCCACGTCGATCAACTGCCGCCACCGCCGCCGCCCCGCAAGTACCTCAACCCCAACGACCCGCTTGTAGATCAAATCGCTGCGCTTCAAGCGTTGATGAATGACCCACCGGAAAACAGCCGGGTCATCACCATCTCACCGGCGCTGGCGCAGTGGATCATCGACAATCTCAATACCAGAAATCGCAAGAAGCGTCCGCGACGCATCCAGACTTATGCTCGCGGGATGACCGCCGGCTGGGTACTCAATGGCGCCACGCTAGTGTTCAGCCGCAAGTCGTTACTCGACGGACAGAACCGTCTTTACGCCTGCATCGTCTCACAGCAATCATTCAAGTCGCATGTTGTCTTCGGTATCGATCCTGACGCCTTCGACAGCATTGACGCCGGTATCGGTCGTACCGGCGGCGATACGTTCTACGTTGCGCAAATCAAAGATTGGCACATCGTTTCACCGGCGACGCGTTGGCTCCGGTTGCTGAGCGACGCGTGGGAGAACAGCCACCATCCCAAGCGTGGTGATTCCGACGTCTCCAATCCAGAACATCTGCGCTACTACGAAGACCACGTCGCCAAGGAGCGCATGGCGCAAGCGGCACGCCGCGCCAAGAAAGCTCCCACTAAAATCTTCGATCGCGGTCAGCTCGCAGCACTGCTCTACGCTTTCGACAAAGCCGATCCTGATCGCACCAGAAAGTTCGCGACTGACCTGGAAAAAACTCAGCGCGGTGTGCTCAAGCTCAGCAAGATTCTCGACGAACTCAAAGGTGCTCAGCTCGGACGCATGCACGAGAACCAACGCGCGGCCATGATCATCCGTGCCTGGAATGCTTATCAGCACGCCAATCGAGTGCCGCGCAAACAAGAACTGCTGTGGACGGAAGCACAAGACTTTCCCCAACTCGTTGTCTGATCGGAGTCAACAATGAAGCTCGTCAAGTATGATGCTGCATGCCGTGCGATCGCGGAGGCGACCCGCGTCGACGACGTCAAAGTCTTCAAGGACAAAGCCGTGGCCATGCAGGCTTATGCTCGGCAGATCAAGAATCCACAACTGGAAGCCGACGCGTGGGTGATCAGAAAGCGAGCTGAGGACAAGCTTGGTGAGTTGAGTACCGCGCTAGAGAAAGGGCGTGGAGCCGGACGAAAAGGAGGGAAAGAACTTCCCACCAGTGGGAAGTTCAAAAATGCGGCCCTTAAAGCTGTCGGCATTTCGACTTCGGCTGCCAGTCGCTATGAGCAGTTTAATCGATTGCCAGCAGGAGAAAAAGAACGCCGCATCGCTAAGGGCCGTGCTGCCATTGAAGCCGGCAAATCAATTGCCGACACCATCATCAGACAAAACGACAAGAAAAAACGGCGCGACGAGCGCGAGCGCGATCTCAGTGCAAAAATCAAAGCACTGCCAACAAAACAATATGGTGTGATCGTTGCTGATCCAGAGTGGCGGTTCGAGCCGTGGTCGCGCGAAACCGGCATGGATCGCGCTGCTGATAATCACTACCCAACCAGCGTGACCAAAGTGATTGCCGCGCGTGATGTGGCATCGATTGCTGCCAAGGACTGCGTACTGTTTCTATGGGCTACGGCGCCGATGATGCCGCACGCAGAGCTGGTCATGGGTGCATGGGGTTTTGATTACAAATCGCAGGTAGTCTGGCACAAGAAGCGACCGGGCAAGGGTCGCGGCACTGGTTATTGGTTCATCAACGAGCACGAACTGCTGCTCGTCGGCACGCGCGGCAACATTCCCGCACCCGCGCCCGGTACGCAATGGAAAAGCGTGATCGAGGCGGCAGTCGGCGAGCACAGCGCCAAGCCGGCAATCTTTTTGGCGATGATCGAAGAGTATTTCCCCAACCTACCCAAGATCGAATTGAATCGTCGCGGCAAGCCGCGCCCAGGTTGGGCCGTATGGGGCAATGAAGCTGAGCAACAGGAGGCAGCAGAATAATGGGTATCAAATCACGTCGCAAAGGAGCACGCATCGAGCTGGACGTTCTGCATCAACTGCAGGACGCCGGCCTCACGTGTGAAAAGCTTTCCTACGCGTGGAAGAAAACCCACGACGTGAAGCTCGGCATGCTTGGCCGCGACAATCAGATGGAGATCAAGTGCAGGGCGAACGGCTTCGCCACGATCTACAAGTGGCTCGAACCTGTCGACCTGCTGATCTTGCGGCGTGATCGCAGTGAAGCTCTGGCGGTAATGCCGATCACAACACTGATCGAGCTGATCAAGAGCTGCAAATAATGGGCCTAGTCGTACGCGATATCGAGACGCGCAGCACCGTCGAGCTTCCGGACGTCGGTGAAGATATCTATGCGAAGCATCCAACAACGGAAGTGCTGAGCTACGGCTACTGCGTTAACGACGGCCCGCTGAAGATGTGGCATCCAGATCGCGAACCAGTCCCGAAGGCATTCTTGAACGGCGCGACATGGGTCGCTCACAATGCACGATTCGAAATAGCGATCGAGCGCAACATCTTGGTGCCACGCTACGGCTTCCCTGCGATCCCAATGGAGCGGCAAATCTGCACCATGGCGATGGTGCATGCGGTAGCGCTGCAAGGCGGGCTCGACAAGGTTGGCAAGGCGCTCACCAATCTGAAAAACAAAAAAGATGCTACCGGCACTCGGCTGATGATGCGACTGTCCAAGCCGCGCAAACCGAAAAAGGATGAAGACCCGAACGGCATCTACTGGATCGAGGACCCCGAGCTGTACAAGCAGCTCGACGACTACTGCATGCAAGACGTCGCGGTCACGCGTGAGATTTACGAGAGCGTGCCTGATTTGTCGGACACCGAGCAGCTCGTGTGGCTGCTTGATCAGCGCATCAATGATTACGGTTTTTACCTTGATCGCGAACTGGCACTGGCAGCACGCAAGATCGCTGCCGAAGCGAACCCTCGCATCAATGATGAGCTGGCTAAGATCACTAACGGTGTGATCACAGCGTTCACGCAGGTCCCTCGCATTACTAAGTGGGTCTCGGATCAGATCGGCAAGACCACACTCGGCAAAGCAATCATCGAGGACTTGCTCACGCGTCCATTGCCGGATCATGTGCGCCGTGTGTTGGAGCTTCGATTGCTCGGAGCACAAGCAGCCGTGGCCAAGGTCGACGCTCTGCTGCAGCGCTGCGGTGACGACGGGCGCGTGCGCGGATCGTTTATCTATCACGCCGCCGGCCCTGGACGCTGGTCGAGCCGTGGCGCACAGGTGCACAATCTCAAGCGCCCGATGACCAAGGACTTAGAGAAGGCAATCGAGATCATCGGCAGCGGTGACTTCGACCGCGCTCAGAGCATGTACAAGAATCCGCTCTCGGTGATCGGCGATTGCATCCGGGGCATGATCATCGCGGCGCCGGGACATACGCTGATCGGCGGTGACTTCAGCGGCATCGAAGCGCGCGTGACTGCCTGGATCGCTGGCGAGATAAGCAAGCTCGAAGTGTTTCGCAAATACGATGCTGACGAGGGTCCTGACCCGTACATCATTTTTGCGGCCGTCGTTTTTGGGCTTAACCGCCCCGACGATCTCGCCGAAGCTTACGAAGCTGAAGAGCCACAAGCACGTGAAATGCGACAAGTAGGCAAAGCCGGCGAACTGGCGTTCGGCTTTCAAGGTGGCGTAAACGCCTTTCGAAGATTTCTACCGAAGGGAGGTGTGTCAGCAACACTCGCACAATCATCATGGGACAGGAGACACGGTGTTGGCCGTAGCGGTGGTGAGAACGCAACAGCAGTCAGCACTGAGTTCACCGACGCTGAGATCGAGATCATTAAGAACAAATGGCGCGACACGCATCCACGTATCAAAAGTCTCTGGTACGCGTTGAAAAACGCTATCGAACGCGCAGTGCAGAACAAGAAGCCCGATAAGCCTGAACGTGTGCGCGTAGGCTGCCCGATCGAAATCTGGTGCGATGACGCGCCGGCACTGTATATCAAGCTGCCGAGTGGTCGCGTTCTGACTTACCCAAAGGCGCGCTACACCTACATGGCCGGAGGTCTTCGTGGAGTAGTGAGCCAGGGCGAGGAAGGCGACCAAGAAGGCGTTGTCTTCATGGACAATGCCTCCGGTGCTTGGCGTCTCACGCGCATGTACGGCGGGCTCGCTACCGAAAACATCGTGCAGGCGATCGCGCGCGATCTACTGGCAGAAGCCATGCTGCGCATCGACGCTGCCGGCTACAAGATCATCACTCACGTGCACGACGAATGCGTGATTGAAGTACCGATTAAAGATGCCGAGCGCGTCAAGCCAATCTTCACAGAGTTGATGATGCAGTCACCATCATGGGCTGAGGGACTACCGATCGTCGTGAACAGCTGGGTCAACAAGCGCTATACGAAATGACCGATCCGTTTGAAGACTTCGCCAATGAGCACCAGTCGCGCTACAGCAAGCGGCGTGAAAAAACTCGAGCCGAGCGTCGAATTGAAAAGGAGCTGGCCGAACGCGACTACTTGTTCGAGGAGTGGACGCAGTGGCATCAGAAGCGCAAACAAGAGCTGCTCACCGGTGTCCACGCTGAGATGGCCAATGAGCTGGCGGGCTTCCTTGAGCGCATGACCATCAATGACGCGCCGGCATTGGTAACGCTGGTGCGAAGCCGGCCGTGGCACATGACCGACTCGGACACTCGCTTCCTGGCATTGGAGCTGATCTCACACGCCATCATCTACCTGCGCGAACGAGCAGAGCTGCCGCCATTCGACGATCCGATCCCGTGGAGCGACGATGAGCCAGACGCATTCATGATCATCAAGAGGTTGTTGCGATGAAACCAAAATACAGAGTTGTTCGCGACGAGCGAGTGATCGTGTGTCTTCCAATCTGGACATATAATGATGGCACAATCAGAGGCGGACCGTGGGGTGTGCTCGATCGCCAAGATAACTTTATCAATCCGTCACCATTCAGCGACAAGCGCGACGCCATGCACTTCGCTGCAGCCCGACGGAGACATGAACGATGAGCATCGTCAAGGAAGCGTTCGACAAGCACGCGCGCGTGGCGCGCAAGGAGTTCATGCGCGGGCGCGAGAAGACCGTTGGCAGCTCCGAGATTGGTCAGTGCATACGTAAAATTTGGTATCTCAAGCACGGTACCGAGCCTGATGAAGGCTTCATCGATACATGGGGAGCAGCGCGCCGAGGATCAGTGTTCGAGTCGAGGTTCTTCGTGCCGGCGATGCGCAAACACTACGGGATCAAATTACAATTTGCCGGCGCTCAGCAGAAGCGTCTCGTTGACAAATATCTGAGCGCGACGCCCGACGGTCTACTGGTCGATCAACCGCGTGATCTGCTCGCAGGTCTGATGGTGCCCAACATCGGGCCCAGCAAGTGCGTCGTGATCGAATGCAAGACCATCGACCCTCGGATCAATCTGAGCGAGCCCAAGAGCCCGCACGTGTTCCAGGCGATCGTGCAGCTGGGGCTCATTCGCAAGCTCACCAAGTACAAGCCCGATTACGCAGTGATCATCTATACCAATGCGAGCTTTTACGATGATACCGTCGAGTTCGTGGTCAGGTTTGATCCCGCTGTATTCGCGGAAGCCGAGAAGCGCGCCGATCGCATCATGAAATGGGCGCGATCAGCCACTGATTTGAAGCCGGAAGGCTGGATCGAAGGCGGCGACGAATGCAAGTATTGTCCCTATGCTAAGTCTTGTGGCGTGGTGCGCGCCGACGTACCAGCCAATGATAAGGTTGCCGATGATCCGCAATTTATCGCAGAGCTAGCGGAGCTTGCACAGCTCGAACGCGAGGCCCACGGCGGCGTCAAGCAGGCCGAAGTTGCACACAAGGAACTCCAAGAAAAAATAAAGCAGAGATTAAGGGACAGGGGATTGCGTTTCGTCCGCAACTCTGGAATCTCTGTAGCGTGGTCAGTCGTCAAGGGCCGCCCATCTTTCAACATGCCGGCGATCAAAGCCGCAGCATCAGCTGCAGGTATTGATCTGCAGCAATTTGAGACAGTGGGCGAGCCCAGTGATCGACTGCTAGTGACCGTGAGCAAGCAAGACAGACTTGTGAACCCGTGACCATCAGAAAGGAAAATTCCCGATGGCGAATAATCTCACCAACACGACCTCGTCAATGCCGGCGGTGTCGCCAGAAGTCGATCCGTATGATGAGTTTGCAGCCGAACACGGCCGGCAGACATTCATCAACGGTGAGCTGCTGCGCTTCACCAAGCACGGCGTCTACAAGGCGGGGCAGGAGCAAGAGGAGATCGACGAGGGCACGCGTATGCTAGCGTTCATGCCCGGTCTGATGAAGGGACAAGTGCGCTGGGAGAACAATTCGCCAGTGAAGTATCTTGTCGGTCTGGTGGCTGAAGGTTTCAAACCACCGACACGTGAGTCGCTCGGTGATCTCGACCAGGACAAGTGGCCGAAGCTGGGCGGCAAGCCTAACGACCCTTGGCAATTCACGTTCTATCTTCCGATGCTCGACGAGAATGGACAGCTCTACACGTTCGTCACATCATCGAAAGGCGGCGAACAGACACTGGCTGATCTCGTCAAGAAGTATTCTGCCAATAAGAAGATGCATCCCGATCTCGTTCCAATCATCAAGCTTAACCGATCCTCGTACGAGCACCCTGAATACGGCGAAACGTTCAAGCCAATCCTCAAGGTTGACGGTTGGTCAAAGGTGCCGGCGGATTTTGACGATCTGAAAGCATCGATGAACGGTGGCGACGAGCCGGCAGCAATCGAAGACAAGGTGGAAACGTTCGCGGCCAAAACCAAGCCCAAGACCAAAGAAAAAGTAGTGGTGCCGATAGCGCGCGGCAAGGACAAGAGCCCGAAGAAGGGCATGCGCTTCTAAACAGTAAGCTGAGTTCAGAGCTGACTTGGTGTGGCGGGCAGCAATGCCCGTCACCTTTTCCTACGGCATCACATCATGGCCAAGCGCAACGAGGACCCGATCTGCCTGCGCGCCGCGCTCATGTATGCCGAGCGTCACGACCTCTACAGTTTTCCTGCTCGCATGGAGGTCACTGCATCGGGCAGCACTAAGAAATACAGCTGGCTCTCGGCTGAGCATGCGCCTGAGCATCTCAACTGGGGCATGACCAAGAACCCAGAGCAGCTACGCGAGAATTTTTGCAATTTGAAATGGCGGCTCAAGTGCGGCGTCGGTCTACCAACCGGCGCCATCAACAAAATTTTCATCGTTGAAGCTGATACGGTCAAGGGTCACGGCGTCGACGGATTAGCATCGCTCAAGGCGCTGGAAAAGCAGCATGGCGAGCTACCCAAGACACTGATGGCCAAGAGCCCTACGGGCTCCGTACATCGCTACTACAGGCATCCAGGCGACATCAGGCTCAAGTCGATGGCGATCGCAGCCGGCGTCGACGTGAAGGCCGACGGCGGCATGGTGGTCGCGCCTCCAAGCAAACGCCCAGATGGCGGCGTCTACAAATGGATCAATCCTGACCATCCGATCGCAGATGCTCCACAGTGGCTGATTGATCTGATCGAGGACAAGGAACGGCCAGCAGTGGCCGGCAACGGCCATGACGATGATGATCCTTGGGAACACGCGATCTATGAGCCGCTGAGTGATGAGGAGAAGACTATAGGGTGCGCAGGTATCCGCGATCACCTCGCTAATGAGGATGACGATTGGGACACCTGGAACACCAAGGGGATGAAGATTTGGAATGCGGTAGCCGATTCGCGCGGGCTCGAAGCGTTCGACGGCTACTCGCAACGATCAGACAAGTACGATGAAGAGGCCACGCGCAAGAAGTGGCTGGCTTATAGCGGATCGCCGCCGACCAATATCGGGCAAGGCTCATTTGTTTGGCTGGTCAATGAAGCAATCGGAGTTGGATGGCGCAACGAGATTGATGAAGAGCCGGAGGAAGAGGTTCGCATCGAAGAGAACTTCGTGAAGGGTGCGAAGCCAAAGGTCAACGGGCCGGCGCCGTCATCTGTTGTGGCGCCGGCTGATCTCTGGGATAGCTTCTACTCACCTCCGTTGCCGCTCGGGTTGCTGCCCAAGATCATCGAGGACTATGCGCTGACCAACAGTGTGCAGATCGGTTGCGACGCTGCCGGCTTGGCGATGGGCGCACTAGTGGCGTGCGCCGCTGTCATTCCCGATCGTATCCAAGTGCAAGCGAAGAAGCACGCACCACACTGGCTCAATAGCGCGCGCATCTGGATTGCTATTGTCGGAGCTTCAGCCGCGATGAAGACGCCGATCTATCGTGAAGTCATGCGGCCGATCGGACGCATCGATAAGAAGCTCGTGCAAGAGTACATGCGGGCCAAACAGGCATGGGAGAACCTGGAACCGGCTGAGAAGCGCACCACGCCGCCGCCCGCATGCTTACGCGTCAAGATCGAGGACATCACGATTGAGAGCGCACAGGGCATCTTCGCCGACAATCCTGACGGCCTGATGATGGCGCGCAACGAGCTGGCAGCGTGGTTCGGCGCGATGGACAAGTACAGTGGTGGCAAAGGTGCTCACGCTGATCGAGGCTTCTGGCTGGCCACATACGATGGCGGTGGCTACACGTTCGATCGCGTCAAGCGCGGCTCACAACACATCGAGAACCTGGGCCTGTCTCTGCTCGGAGGCATTCAGCCGAGCGTGATCCGCAAGGTGTCGTACGAGGGCTCTGATGATGGACTGATCGAACGGCTCAATCCGATCGTGTGTCGCGATGGGACTGTTGGCCAGGACCTACCAATGCCAGCGGAAGCGACAGCGTTCGAGGCATTGATCGATGACCTCTACGATCTACGTTCAATGCACATGGATGAGGTGATTCAGTTCTCTGAAGAGGCACGCGGTGTGCGCGAAGCGCAGGAGCACAAGTGGCACGAACTGGTGATCCTATTTCAGCCACGCAATCAGATGTTTGCCTCACATATTGGAAAGTATCACGGGATGTTCGTGCGCATGTGTCTGCTCTGGCACATGATCGAGAACCGTAACGAGAACTGGAAGCTGCCTGTCAGTGGTGACATTGCGCGTCGCGTCGCAACGTTCATGGATGAGTTTCTGCTGAAGCATGCAGCTGCGTTCTATTACGGCGTGCTCGATCTCAACGATGAGCAGGAGAAGATACGCACAGTCGGAGGTTTTATCCTGGCGCACAAGCTCACCGAGGTGTCCAATCGCGACGTGCAGCGCGGGACCAACAGCGTGCGCGATCTTAAACAGAAGGACATCCAAGGACTGTTCGAGCAGCTGCATGCGCTTGGATGGCTGGAGCGGTTATCACCGAAGCGTGCCGGCGATCCGCCACGCTGGAAGGTCAATCCAGCGGTGCACGAGGGCTACACTGACCGAGCCAAGGACGAGCAAGTGAGGCGTGAGAATTTCCGTGCGAAGCTCCTCGAACTACGCTCAGCACCAGAGGATCATGCAACCAAACATTGAGGTAGGAGCATCCACAGCAACCGGAAGAGTATCTACTGTCGGAAGTGTCGCTCGTGTACGTGAGCGTAAGAGTATCCTCTCTCTCTTTATAGGTCGACGGATACGACGAGGGGCGGAATCCAACGACACTTCTGACGCCGTTTTAAATGATGCTGTTTCTCAACGACACTTCCGACACAAGGAGCTTACAAATGGCTAGCGAGAAATACCGAGCGTATCTGTGCTCGCGTGAGTGGGGCTTGAGACGTGAAGCAGTGCATCGACGTGCGAATGGCGTTTGCGAACGTTGTCGGCGCAATTCAGGCTATGCCGTGCACCACAAGACCTACGCGCGGATTTATCGCGAGCCGCTCACTGATTTGATCTTGTTGTGCGAAGAGTGTCACGACTTCACGCACGGGCGTGGCGATCTTGATCCAGCTGATCAGGACAAGGCGGTGATTTACTTCGCTGGGAAGATTTCAAAAAATGGTTGGCGAGCTAAGTTGTTTGGGTATCGACACGGATCGGTTGATGACGCTTACGACAATAACCCGACGCAGTTGCTTGATCCAGAATTTCAGATTGAGTGTCCTGAGTTCATCAATGGTGGTCCGTTTTTTATTTCGTGTGATCACGGCTGCAATCATGCCCCTGCTGCGCACGGCGTGATCAACGAATGGGATTGCCCGACGGTGACGCACACACATTTCGATATTCTCAAGATAAATTTTAAGCGCATCGAGCGTGCTGATTTGATCTTTGCGTACATTGATGAACTGGATTGTTACGGCACGTTGGTTGAGTTAGGCTACGCTGCGAAGATGCAAAAGGAAGTGCATCTTGGTTTTGGAAATAATATCACGCGTGAGGATCGCGACGATCTCTGGATGGCTCAGATGTGTGCAACGTCTGTGTATCAAGGATCAGTTGTCGAGGTGTGGGATAAGTTTAAGCGTGCACGTGCTGGAGAACCTGTGCCGTGGAAAGAAAGTTGGACGCGGCACAATCCAATCGAGGTGTATGATGAGGAGGATGAAGAGATCGTAGCAGTGATACCAGATGAGACGCATTTGATTTGAGGAGGCGACAAATGAGCAGAGATTATCAGTGCCGGATACCGCGCGCAGGTGAGTGGGTGCGTGTCAATCCAAATCCGGAGTACAACAGCGAAGTCGTGGTGGTGGTGCATGAAGGTGAGTATTGGATGATTGCACCTGAACTCGTGCCTGAGATTGAGCATGTGCAAGGTAAGAAAATGGATCGATCGCGATTGTTCGTGGCGCAGAACAGGGAGGGTGAAAATTTTTTGTGGCCGGTGACGGTGCCAGTGCCAGAGCAGCACATGGCATTGCAAGCGATGCGTGAGTGGGTTTGTTTTCCGTTGGTGCAGTGATGAGCACGCATGATTTGAAATGCTGGCCTGAGTGGTTCGATCCGATCAAGAGTGGAGACAAGACTGCTGAGCTGCGATTGAATGACCGCGATTACAAAGTTGGGGATATTCTCGTGCTGCGTGAGTACGAACCGAACAAAGATATTTACACTGGACGAGTGTGCAGGCGGCGTGTCACGCACGTCGTGCACGGATGTGGTTCGGTTGGAGTGATCGCACCGTTGCGTGGACTGAGCACGAAATATGTGATGCTGTCGCTGAGGGAGGTCAGCGAAAATGTTTTTGAAAATGCGGGAAGCAGAGTTGATCAAGAAACTGCGTGAGATGATCAGAGGAGAGAACGACCAAGAGACGATCGTGGTGTTCATGCAAACGATCGCAGAGCTTGAACGCCAGAGGCGGCGACGAATGTTCGATCCCGAACAAAGGAGCTGAGCCTCGGGGTTCGGGGGTGCTCGGGGCCTTTTTAAGGAAAAATTGAGCTTGGGGCTTGTGTCGGCCGTCCGACCTAGTGTATGGCGGAAAGACATGAGTAGATTCGGCTGGGACCGCGATGACGGATTGGGCGCTAGCAACGACGCCGCCGAACGCCGAGCACCTCGTCTCGGCTGATCTCAATCGCCTTGGCTACGATCATTGGTTATTCAAACGTCGGTCGACACGCGTGTGGCATGGACGCATCGTGTTATCGATGCCGGCTGCGTTTCCGCGCTATGTGCTGGTGCGGCTTGAGCAGTGCTGGGAAGTGCTGCAAGAGGTTTGGCGAGTACTGGGGATCGTTTGTTTTGGGGAGACCGTTGCGAAGGTATCGGGGCGTGAGGTGGATCAGCTGGTGGCCCGCTGCGGCGGTGGCAGCGTGCTTCCAGCTGAGGTGGTACCGGAGCCCTACGTGCAGGGCGAACGCGTGCACGTTGGTGGGACTGGCTTGATCTCGGGACACGATGCAACATACGAGCGCGTGACCGAGGACGGTAAGCTTCGATTGAGCTTCGACATGATGGGCCGGCTAGTGCCCATCGATGTAGATCAGCGTGATGTGTTTACGATCGCGAAGAAAATGAAAAAGCGACGCCGCAGGCATCGTCCTGACAGGCGACATAGGAAAGCGCTGGGCGTGATCAACGGTTGATCCGGATTGCTGCTTTTCAGGTTAGAAAGTAGACAAAGTAGACACACCGTGAGGTTGTCTAAGTAGGGGCGGCGTGGAAACGCCGCTTTTTCCGTATGGGCACGAAACGCAAAGGCGTACCTGATAAACGTCACTCGCCGCACAATGAGACCGATGCACAGAAGATCGCGTTTCTCAAAGCGCTGGCGACTGGTCGCGCACCTGGATGCGCAGCTGACATTGCCGGCATTGCGCGCTCAACCGCGTATTCGTGGAAATCTAGTGATCCAATGTTCGCTGATCTGTGGGTGCAAGCGGTGGAGTGCTCACTCGATCGCTTAGAAACCAAAGCATATGATCTGGCGATGGAAGGCAACTGGGCTGCGATCGAATGGCAGCTGAAGTGGCGGCGCAAAGATCAATATCAAAACACTGAAGATCGCACGCCATCAACGCTGACCAATTATTTTCTCACCCTGACTCCACAAGAGCAATTTGAACGTCTCGAACGTCTTGGTCTGCCAGTGCCAGTGATCGAGAGTGATGAGGAGGAGAATGCTTGATCGCGCGACGAAAATAATTCCCGATCTCACGTCGTCGGTTGCGAATGAAGAGTACGGCAAGACAGATTTTGTCTGCGCGATAAATAATTTTTGGCACTACCGCTGCATGATGAACCCGCGACTGCGCCTGAAAGGGATGTGGTTCCCGCGCTCGATCGCGATGAAGCTCAAGACATTCTGGAAAGATTTCAAAGCCGGCAAGAAACCGGTGATGCTGTTGATGACGCCACCGCAGCATGGCAAATCGCTTAGCGTGATTGACTTCATCGCATGGGCGATCGGCAACGACCCCGAGCTGCGTGTGATCTACAGCTCATTCTCAGATCGTCTTGGTGTGCGCGCAAATTTGCGTTTGCAGCGTGCACTTGACAGTCCGATGTACAAGCGCATTTTCCCCGGCACGCGACTCAACAACAAGCACATCGTCACTATCGCTGAACGCTCGTTGCGTAATCACGAGGTGCTCGAGTTTGTCGGGCGTGAAGGCTATTTTCGCAACACCACGGTGCTAGGCTCGATCACTGGTGAAGCGCTCGACCTCAGCGTGATCGACGATCCAATCAAAGGCCGCGCTGAAGCGCAGAGTGACGTGACGCGCGAGAAGACCTGGAATTGGTTGACCGACGACGTGCTGTCGCGCTTCAGCGAGAACGCCGGCTTGATCATGATCATGACGCGCTGGCACGTCGATGATCCTGCCGGCCGATTGATCGAACACTTCGGATCAAAGCGTATCGTGCAGGTGCGCTATCCTGCGATCGCAGAGGAGAACGAATACCTCGACGGCAAGTTGGTGCGCGTTCCTGGTGAGCCGTTGTTTCCTGAACTCAAGTCGATGGAGTTCTTGCTCGAACGGCGCAAGCTCTACACCGAGGCGTCATGGGAAGCGCTCTACCAGCAGAACCCATTCATTGCCGGCGGCGGCATCTTCCCGATCGACAAGCTGGTGACGTGGCCGATCCTTGATCGCACGAAGATACTCAAGAGCGTGCGCTTCTGGGACAAGGCAGGGACCGAGAGCGACGATGCTGCATTTACAGCCGGCGCTTTAATCCATATGCTCAAGGACAACAGGTTCGTGATCGAGCATGTGGTGCGAGGACAGTGGAGTGCGCTTGAACGCGAGGAGAAGATTAAGTTCTGGGCGCAGCGCGATGCAGCGAACTCCCGCCCTGGCGCTTATGAGGTGGGTGTCGAACAGGAGCCTGGAAGCGGTGGCAAAGAAAGCGCTGAGAGCACGATCCGAAACCTCCGGGGCTTCAAGTGCTACGCTGACAAGGTCACAGGCTCCAAGGAGATTCGGGCTGAGCCATTTGCAAGTCAGGTCCAGGGCGGAAATGTCTATTTGGTCGCTGGCTCATATCAAAATGATCTACTCGATGAGATGGTTTCGTTTCCGAATGGCAAGTTTAAGGACCAAGTGGACGCGTGCAGTGGAGCGTTTAACCGGCTAATCTCAGGTCCCGTGTACAATCTATGGGGCGGCGCACTTGATTAAGTTGAGTCCGTGGCATCAGTTTGTTTCGCTCACCAACTACGCGGTACCGTGCGTGTGGCACACTGCTTCACCCGAGCTACGCGAAGCGATGGGGCTTGGACCCGGTCAACCGGGGCCGCAGTGCATCGCCGCTAGCACTTATGATGCAGAGCTGTGATGAGTGAAGATGACGACGACGTTGTCTGGCTAGAGCCAGCAGAGCTTGAGACCATGCCGGAGATGATCGCGTGGAAGAACGCGACCGCAAAGGTGCTTGAGCACATTGAGACCGAGTGGGTGGTTCGCTTCTTGCGCAACTTCGCTGATCGGATCGAAGAGGAAGCCAAGCTAGAGCGTGATGGAGAGACTGACTAAAGCAAAGAAGGCGCGCGGTTGGTTTCGCTTGGAGGATGGTCGCATCGGGCGCCGGCACACCAAGGCGTCGGCGATTATTTACAACGTGATCCAACCTGTTTTCTGGTGGGGTCAGGCGGCCAAGTATGCGTTCAAGGTCGAAGACGCACTCAAACAAGCGGGGCTGCTAAAGGAGAAGTGAGGTGTTGGTAGGACACCGACAGCATAGTTTCTTTGGCTACACCACTGAGCCACTGATCGAAGACTTTGATGCTGATGCCGAAGACGAGTTCGATCTGATCGAGCGCGTGCGCGCGCATGGTGTGCTTGATAGCGACACTGAAGGCAGCGTGCTGGCGACTGGCGACGGCAGACGTTATTGGGGCTACTACGGCGGCCACAGCAGCAGTTATGCGCACAAGTTCACTTACGAAGAATGGGTCGCGCAGCAGGACGCAAAACCGCCTTCGCCTAAAGCGCAAGCGCGCGCTGAGCTGATTCAGCATTGGAAACAGCTTAAAAAGCAGAAGGATTACGACGAAGCATTCCTGCGTTCGGAGTATCAACGTGGGCTGGCGCAGAGCAGCATGGGCCTGCGCGGCTGGGCGAAGCAACAAGAAGCTCAGACACCAGAGCAACGTGAAGCGACGTATGCGAAGCAGGTTGAGAACGCTGCAGCTGCTCGGCAGAAACGTAAAGAAAATGATGAGCGCATAGCCGAGTGGCAACGTGAGAGCGCGCTCACACTTCAACGCAAAGCTGACGAGGCGCACGAGCGCAGCCGGCTGTGGTCGATCGAGGTTTCGGAGATCGAGCGCAGCATCTTCGAGTGCACCGAGAACATTGATTGCAGCGTGCTCGACCGCGCCATGATGCGCACGATGTTGCGCTACCAGAACTTCGGCCCTGGCAAGGGCAAGCCGTGGGATGCACGAGAGTTCGCGCTTTACATCTCCGCGACCAGGAGAGATGATCTGCTGACGATGACACTGCGCGATGTTGAGCGCTGCTACGACGTGTTGAAAAACATGGTGGTGAACGCGTGATCTTGGCGCGACGCGGGTTTTTGTTCGGCCTTGGTGCATTGTTGGCCGCGCCGGCGATCGTACGTGCGAGCAGTCTCATGCCCGTGCGCGCGATCGTACGCGCCAACACGTTTCCAACGTTGTTGGTGGTGGGCCAGGACGGTCACGTTGAGTACCTGGACCACACTCATCCCGGCAACGTCGGAAAGATACTAGGCGCGCAGCTGGTGTATGCCTGATGTACGATGCGAAGGCCATGATGATGGCCACGGTTGTCGGCATGTTGATTGGTGTGGTGCTGTTCACGTTGGGCTACCGCGCGCTGACGCAGATGTGGCCATGGGAACACCTGTGACCCAGACTCAGCAAGAGATCGTCTCGATGCTCGCGCGCAAGCAGTTACATGGCGTCGTCGTAGACAACTATGGTAACGCGTCTATCGACGTTAACTCGCAGCACTCGTGGCTGATGGATGCGGTGGAGTTGCTGCTGCGCATCGAGCTGGAGCGACAGGCGTGAGAACCGTTGCCGAGATGATCGACTACCTCTGCGATGTCTTGCTGATCGAGCACCAGGACGGCACGCTGCCAGATGAGATTTACATCGAGCTGCAGGCGTGCACCGAGCGCATCAAGCAGCGCGGCGATACGGGAACGCTCACCGAAGAACAGCTCAACATGCCGTGGGATCAGTTTGTCGAAGACCTCGAAAGGCGCTGGACGACGCAGTAGTCGCGGCACGCTCAAGCAGCAAATCATCGCGCTGCATAAAGCTTATCCCACGATGTCGAAGACGGTGATTGCCGAGCGGATCGGCACCAGACCGGGCTACGTGTACACAGTAGTGAGCGCATTCGCGCGCTCACTAAAACGCCATTAGCCTCTGCCGGCTTGATGCGGCTGGTCTTTGTTTTGGCGATCCTGGTGCTCGTCGTTGCCGGCTCCTTGAGTGAGCTGGTCAACTTTCTTCTTCGCCTCGGAGATCGCACGTTGCATCGCTTCAGGATTGTTGGTCGCTTGCACGATCTTGTCGAATGCGGCTTTCACTTCTTCGCCGGCTTTGTTTCGATCGCCCATCAGCGCTTCTCCTGCTGCTTATGCTGTGCCTGCTGTTGCGCAGCATCTTTTTGATTTTGCGGGTTCTGCTGTGACGGCGGAGTGTTGAGCGGATGCGCCGGATTTGGGTTCGGCGGCTTGTTCTGCTCGTCGTCCTTGTCTTCAGCCATGGTAGCCATCCTTGGGTAGTCGCCCTGGTGCTAGCTTTAATTCGCGACGCGGGGATCGGTTCCGATGAACCCATTGCTGGTGTACAAGACCGATGGCAAGCGTTTGGTGATCAACCTCGATCGCGTCATCCGGTTCGAGGAGATCAACGCCGAGACCATCAAGGTCACGCTTGAAGATCGCAGCGAATATGATCTGAAGTTGACATTCGATGCGCTCACAAAAGCAATGGAGGAATAGATGCCGATCACGATCACGGGCGACATGACCGAGGCTGATGTCGATCAGGCAATGGTCGACGATCTGTATGCTCTGGTCGCGAGCAACGCTTCCAGCAACATGATCAGCATCTCGCATCGGCAGGCTGAGCGTCTGTTGGAGCTGCTCGCGGCAGCCGGCGGCCCTGGCAAGAGCCAAGGTCAGGGTCAGGGCCAGGGACCCGGCAAGCCGAAAGCTGGGCCACAGGCGCGCGCTGCTGCGGTCGATGAAGATGATGAAGATGACGAAGATGAGAAGCCGAAACCAAAACGCAGATGACAACCATTGACGCTGTCGAGCTTTGGACGCTCCTGCAACAGGAGATGGCCCGAGTTGACGGCCTTCGTGTGCGGCTGAATCCTACTACTCCCAGTCATGTCTGGCTCGAGTTCTGGATGCGCCGCGCACTGCTACGCGCACGCTTCGCGATGATCCAGCGCAATCCTGCCGAGGCCAAACGCATGCTGAAGGTTCTCGCGCAGATTGGACATGGCAACTAATGGCAACGGCACAGTCTGGCGACCATGGGTGCTTGGGATCGTCGCGACACTGGTCGCGTCACTGATCACCAATGGCATCCTGTTTCAACGTGACACGCGCGAGAAGCTGTCGACCAACGAAGAGCGCATCAAGCAGCTAGAGACGCGCGCACGCGACGCGATCATTCGCGAGTTTCAGCGTATCGAGAAGCGGCTCGACAAGCTGGAAGCTGAGGCACAGCCTAAGCCCGGTTATCGTTTGCAGAGTGAGAACTCGCGCCCGTTCAATCCGGATGAGTTCAAGTGATCTGGATCGTGCACCGAGTTGTCATCGATCACCGCTCGACGACCGGTACGAGCTGGCGTCCGACCGGCTGGGTCAGAGCGGAAGACGAAAAACAGGCGCTGCAGAAAGCGGCAAATGTTTTTGGTAAGTCGTTGAAGCTGATTGCGCTCAGTGAAGAGCGCGACTGGGGCTGGTTTTGAATGGCATCACTGCTGCAGTTTCCGCGCATACGCTTTCCGTTCAATGACAGCTTCCGCAACCTGATTGCGGGATTCGGTCTACCTGGACGTGACAAGGCTGCGCACCAGCGTTTCGTGCTCACACTGCTCGATCCGGAGCAGCTCAACGCCGCCTATCGTGGTGACTGGGTTGCGCGCAAGATCATCGATATCCCGCCATTCGATGCCTGTCGTGCTTGGCGTGACTGGCACGCCGATCAGGATCAGGTC